ACGGACCACAAACTGGAACGTATATTTGTACAATTGATAATTATCATCAAGATCCTGATGCAGTTGACTATGCAACAAGTGAAAATCCATCAGAACATAAGTCACATAACCTGATTGAACTAGATAATGGACAGTTTGCACTCTATCCAAACAATAGAACACGAATTTATGATAATAGCTTAACACCTGAGGAACCAAAGATCCCAGATTTTAAGGTTTCGACTGTATATTACCAAGTTGAGAATGGTCATGATCGTGATGGACTTGGAAATGATGAAAATTATTTCTGGAAAACTGCAAAAGAGCGTAAAAATTTAGAAAATTCACCCGAAATCCCCGATTTTTAAGAAGATGAACGATTTTTTAGACAATTTAGCAAATGATCAGCATCAAAAGATGCTTCGTGAAATTGCAAATGATGATTTGACCCCTAAAAAGAAGGATAAACTTACAGAAACTGAATTATTTGAAGTAGAAACTAACCCTGAACCATTGTATGAATGAAGTGATAGGAATTATCACTAAATTCCTTGATAAATAATACATAATTGCCCTATTGTTGTGCCTTTAGAGAGGATCAGTCAAGGTTTCAAAGATATTAGTATGACTTTTCAGAGTAATCCTCTGACAGGAGACTTAATTGCACTGAAAAATGAAAATGCAATTGCAAGATCGGTAAAAAATATCGTACTTACAGTTCCAGGTGAGAAACCTTTTGATCCAAGATTTGGATCACGTATAACAGACTTACTTTTTGAGAATGTTGACGAGATTACTGCAATTAATATTGAAACTGAGATAAGAAACTCAATTGAAAGATATGAACCAAGAGTTAAATTAACATCTGTAGTAGTACAAGCTGATATAGATGGCAACTCTTTCGACGTTACAATTACATATGATATTATAGGTGCAGATATTCCAGCACAACAATTAGAATTCGTATTGCAACCCACAAGGTAAAATGCCACTAGTAAATTTTACAAATCTAGATTTTGAGGGTGTTAAGTCTGCATTGACAGAATACCTCAAATCAAATTCGAACTTCACAGACTATGACTTTGAAGGTTCGAACTTATCGTCTATTGTAGACCTGTTAGCATATAACACGTATATTACTTCGTATAATGCCAACATGGTGGCAAACGAAGTTTTTATTGATACTGCAACTCTTAGAGAAAATGTAGTTGCACTTGCAAGAAACATTGGATATACTCCCAGATCAAGAAAAGCAGCGACTTCTTCAATTTCCTTCTTTGTAGACACATCTAACATAACTCCCAAACCAGCGTCTCTAACCCTCCGTAAAGGGACTGTAGCAGCGTCTAATGGTCGGTTTGGTGGTACGTCAGGTGCATTCTGTATTTTAGATGATATAACCGTTCCTGTGGTAAATGGAATTGCATCTTTTAATAATATTTCAATTTTTGAAGGATCAAGTTTAGAAAAGAATTTTACATATAGTGCTAGAAATCCACAACAGAAATTTATTTTACCAAATGCTGGTATTGATACTGAATTACTCAGAGTAACTGTAAAAAATAACCAATCCTCTACAGCATCTGTAACTTATACTTTACAGGATAATTTATTTTATGTTGGATCAAGTTCTAAAATTTATTATCTTCAGGAAATATCAGATGAAAGATATGAATTGTTCTTTGGTGATGGAGTTTTTGGACAGAAACTCGAAGATCAAAATTACATAACAGTTTCTTATATTTCAACTAATGGTGATGCTGGAAATGGAATGAACCAGTTTAGATTTAATGGTAAGATAACCTATACTAGAGATGGAAAAGAATATACAGTTACTAGTGGATTATCACTGTTAACTACTGATTATAGTTCTAGAGGTGGTGATTCAATTGAAGGAGTTGAATCTGTTAGAAAATTTGCTCCAAAAATTTATGCCACTCAAAATCGAGCAGTAACCGCAGATGACTATGAAACTTTAGTTCCTTCAAAAATATATCCAGATACAGAATCTATTTCTGTTTTTGGTGGTGAGGAATTGGTTCCCCCACAATACGGAAAAGTTTTTATTAGTATAAAACCAAGATTTGGTGATTTCTTACCAAATCTACTAAAAGAAAATATAAAATCAAAATTAAAAAAATATGCTGTTGCTGGAGTAGTACCAGAAATTTTAGATTTAAAATATCTTTATATTGAAGTAAGTTCAAAAGTTTATTATAATACAAATCTAGCACCTTCATCTGCAGAAGTTTCTACCATTGTTTCTAACAATGCAGCAAAATATGCAGACTCTACTGAGTTAAATAGATATGGTGCCAGATTTAAATATAGTAAGTTCCTAAAGATAATTGATGATAGTCATCAATCCGTGACATCAAACATTACCATCATTAACATGAGAAGAGATCTTAGGATTATTCCAAATACATTTGCTGAATATCAAATTGGATTTGGAAATAGATTTCATATCAGAAGTAATAATGGATATAACATAAAATCTAGTGCATTCAGAGTATCTGGAATCCAAGAAAATGTTTATATAGGTGATATTCCAAGTTCTGATGGATTAACTGGATCTATATTCTTTTTCACCGTACCTAATGTGGGGTCAGAAAATCCAACGATCTTAAGATCCAATGTGGGAAGTGTTGATTATGTAAATGGTATAGTAACAATCAATGCTATTAATATCTTAGGTGGAATGGAAAAAGATGGTCAGCAAGTAATTGAAGTACAAGCGACTCCATCATCAAATGACGTTGTTGGATTACAGGATCTTTATTTGCAACTAGATAATAGTAATAGCACATTCGAAATGGTTCCAGATCAAATTGCATCGGGAATTGACCCATCAGCTTCTACTTATACCGTATCATCTTCATACTCAAATGGAAACTTAGTTCGCCTTGGTGGAGCAGTTAATGTTGCACAAACAACTCAGACTGCAACTCAGACTACTACAACCAATAGTTCTTTTACAAGAACAGCACCTTCCACAACTTCAACAGCATCCTCTGGGGGATCTGGTGGTTCTACCGGCGGCGGTTATTAATTTAGAGATATAGAAAAAAAAAAATGTCAGAAACAAGAATCAAGTTTAGTAACATCGTTAAGAACCAACTTCCAACTTATGTTGAGAATGAGTTTCCTCTTATCTCTGAGTTTTTAAAGCAATATTATATTTCACAAGAATATAAAAGTGGATCTATTGATTTAATTCAAAATATTGATCAATATGTAAAACTTGATGAGCAAACTTCATTAAATTATGAAGTTAGCTTGAATGAAGATATTGATGAGTTTGCAACTACGATCAATATTGATATGGCAACAAATCCAAGAGGAACTAATCTATTCCCAGATTCTTATGGATTGTTAAAGATTAACAATGAAGTAATAACATATACTGGTAAAACTGACTCATCTTTCATTGGATGTATCAGAGGATTTAATGGGGTAACTTCATATCAGTCAGATTCTAATCAAGGGGATCTTGTCTTTAGTTCTACTGAAGCCGCAGATCATAAACAGAATGATGTTGTAGAGAATTTAAGTTGTCTATTTTTAAAAGAATTTTTAAAGAAATCAAAAATTCAATTCTTACCTGGATTGAATGAAAGACCTCTATCTTCTAATTTAGATCAAAATTTATTCATAAAGCAATCAAAAGATTTTTATACTAGTAAAGGTACTGATCAGGCACATAAAATTTTATTCAAAGCACTTTATGGGGTAAATGTTGAAGTTGTAAGACCAAGAGATTATCTATTCACACCATCAAATTCAAATAATTTAGTTACATCTAATTTTTTAGTTGAATCAATTACTGGTGATCCAAAATCTTTAGAAAATAAAACCATATTTCAAGGTACAAATAGTGAAACATACACTCCATTATATAACGTTGAGGAAATTAGTGCGGGAGTTGGAAGAACTTATTACAAATTAGCATTTGATGGTGGATATAATAGAGACTCTAGAGTTCTTAGTGCGACTCAAGGAAGTTTTAAGATTTCACCAAAAACTCATATAATTGGAAATGTTTCCTCTGGATCTACGGTTATTGATGTTGATTCGACAATAGGATTTCCAAATTCCGGAGAATTGGGAGTAAAATATCCAAATTCAACTACTTCCAACACTGGTATAGTATCTTATACATCTAAAACTATAACTCAATTTTTGGGATGTACAAATGTAGTTGATACTATTATTGATGGAGATACTCTTAATACTTTAGACTATGCATTTACTAAACCTGATAATGAAATTCAAGTTCGTATAGGATCAGTTCTATCAGATTTTTCAAAGCAAGATGGAATATTTGACTACAAACCTGGGGATAAGTTTCAAGTAAAAACTCTTGGAATTGAAAATCAATCATTTAAGTTTAAAAATTGGTTGTATAATAATGCTGTTAAGTATTCTATTTCAAAAATAGAATTAATTGATAATGTTTCACCCAAAGTATATAAGTTAACTTTAAAAACAGAAAATTATTTAAGACTTGGTGATAATTTAAATATTACTCCATCAAATTCAATTAATTCTTTTGATGCTATTGTTTCAGATATAATTTCATCAAAAGTAATAACAGTTAAAACTACAGCAACTCTTAATACTGGATCAGAGTATACTACAAGCAAAAAAATAAAAAAAGTAACTTCGGAACATTTTCCTACAGTTGAAAAGTTTCAATCAAATATTCAAAACGTTTATAAGAAAAAATATTCCAATTCTGCTTTAATTGCGACTAATTCATTACCATCATATAAAACACAACCTTTAGTTGTAAATAAAAAGAAAATAACTTTTAGTGGAACCTTTTTAGGTGAAACTTTCAATATTAACAATCATGGATATTATAGTGGAGAATCTATATACTATACTCCCCAAAAAGGCACAAATGTCTTTGTTGACACTGATGATGAAGGACTTCCTGAAGAAACTACTATCATATCATCTTTATTTGGTGGAGATACTGGTGGTGAAGGAATATACTATGTTTTAAGAGTTGATGATGATAATATAAAATTAGCAAAATCTAATGCAAATTTATATGCATTACAATTTGTTTCTACAGAGACCTCAACAACTGTTGTTAATAATATCATTGAGGATTCTATTTCAGCTGGAAAACAATTAGAATCCCAAAAACTTTATAGAGAAATTTCTGATCCAATTAACAATGATCTGGTAATTGAGACAAAACCTGGAACTACTGGCATTTTAATTAATGGTGTTGAAATTTTAAATTATAAGTCAAATGATCTAATCTATTACGGAAGACTGGAGGAAGTTGAAGTAGTTTCAGCTGGATTTGGTTTTGATGTAATTAATCCACCAATTTTAAATGTAAAGGATCCTGTTGGGACTGGAGCAACTGGTTTTCTGGCAGTTAGTGGAAGTTTAAGAAATATTCAAATTATTGATAGGGGATTTGATTTTACAGAAGTTCCTACAGTATCAATTACTGGTGGCAATGGATCTGATGCCAAAGCATCTGTAGTTACTACATTAATTTCCCATTCTGTAGAATTCTTCTCAGATTCAAGTTCTGCAAGAGTTTCATTGGGTGCATCTTTATCTACAATCGGGTTTTCAACATATCATAAATTTAGAGAAGGTGAGCAGGTTGTATATAAAACAAATTCCCAAAAAGCAGTTGGTGGATTATCAACTGATGCAACATATTTTGCTTCTATTGTAAATGCTACGACAGTCAAACTTCATAATAATATTGGAGATTCTATATCTGGCATCAATACTGTTACATTATCTTTCTTTGGTGAAGGTAAACACAAATTAGAATGTACATCGAAAAAAGCAGTAATTGATTCTATTAATATTGTTGATAATGGATCTGGATATGAAAATAAAAAAAGATCTGTTATTTCGGCGGGAATTAATACAGCATCAAATATTATTACAATTGACAATCATGATTATAATTCAGGTGAAATCATAAGATATTCCACTGGTTCTAGTTCTGTTGGAGGATTGACAGATGGAAAAGATTATTATGTAACATCAATTGATACCAATCAATTTAGACTATCTGAAGTTGGAACAATAAAAGATAAAGCTTTATTTTATAGAACTAAACAATATGTAGAATTAACAAGTTCTGGATCTGGAACTCAACATTTTAATTATCCCCCAATTTCAGTATTGGTTAAAGGACCTGTTGGTATAGCAACTGTAACTGGAATTGAATCAAGTGCTTACCAGAGTATTGTTCAACCAATTTTTACTGGAGAAGTAACCTCAGTTCATTTATCAAATAAAGGTTCTGGATATGGAACTAATGATATTATCAACTTCAATAAGCCACCACAAGTTTCTGTTATTTCTGGAGTAAATGCTCAAGCACAACCAATAGTATCTTCTGATGGAAAAATAATTGAAGTTATAGTAGAAAATATTGGATCAAACTATATTTCTACTCCTACTATAGAATTATTGTCAAATTCTGGAATAGGTTGTGTCTTAACTCCTATTTTTGAAAATGGATCATTAAAAGAAATTATAGTTGTAGAACCTGGAATTGGTTATGTTCAAGGGGAAACTGAAATATTAATAACTCCAACAGAAGATGATATTAGTTTTATACCAAAATTGCAGACATGGAGAATTAACTTATTTGACAAATTATATAATACTAATCAAATAAAAAATGATGATTTAATT